GCAAAACTGGGAGAATCCAGAACCGCCAGAGTGTGAATACGTAATACAATCTTGGGATACTGCATTTTCTACACGCACTACTGCAGATTATTCTGCTGTTACTACATGGGGTGTGTTTACAAAAGGATTAGACATGCCTAATTTAATATTATTAGGAGCAGAAAAGGGTAGATGGGATTATCCGACACTTAGAGAGAAAGCAGTCAAAAAGTTTAAACAACATGACCCAGATTCTATACTGATAGAAAAGAAAGCTTCTGGTCAATCTTTGATACAAGACTTACGTCTTACAGGTTTGCCTATATTTGAGTATCAACCCGACAAAGATAAAGTAGCCAGAGCATATTCAGTGACATCGTTGTTTCATAATCGCCGCATATTTGCCCCCTTTCGAAAGGATTGGGCTATGGAAGTTATAGATGAGACTAGAGCTTTCCCCGCAGGGATGCATGATGATTATATGGATACAGTTACGCAGGCATTGATATGGATGCGTAATGGTGGATATGTTGTAAATGGTGCAGATACATGGCTTGACAAACGGGAACAAGAGATTTATAATAGAGAAGGTAGATCGTACTACTAAAGGGGATACATGGCTATAGAAAAAAGAATACAACTAGAAGACGACACACAAGTATCGGCTACTATGCCGAGTGATGACATATCTGTAACACCAGATGGTGGCGCAGAAATTACTTTAACAGATCAACAAGAAATTGATGAAGCTACAGCAATGGGCATGATGGATGATGAAATGCCAATGCCTTTCGGGCCGCATGATGCAAATTTAGCTGAGATGATGTCTGATGAAGATATTGATACTGTTTCAAAAGAAACCTTAGAAGGTTTTGAAAAAGATAAAGATTCAAGATCAGAGTATGATGAGATTGCAGAAGATGGTGTCAATCTTTTAGGTTTACAGTTTGAAGAGGGGGCAGGAGCTTTTCCTGGCGCTTCAGGAGTTACCCACCCAGTTCTTGCACAAGCCGTTGTAAAGTTTCAAGCAAAAGCATATAAAGAATTATTTCCAACCGAAGGCCCAGTTAGAACTAGAATTATGGGTGTCAATACACAACAAAAAATGGAACAAGCAAATCGTGTTAGACAATTTTTAAATTGGCAAACACAAATGCAAATGCCAGAGTATGGTCCTGAGTTAGATAAAATGTTATTCCATGTTGCATTATATGGAACAGCATTTAAGAAAACATTTTGGAATCCAACATTACAAAGACCAGTTACAGAATTTATTAAAGCACAAGATTTCTTTATAGACTATTATGCATCTGACTTAGAAACTGCAGAAAGATATACGCATAAATATTTATTATCTAAAAATGAAATTAAAAAGATGCAGCTTGCAGGAATATTTAAAGATGAAGAAGTTGATCCTGATTATAATATAGAACAATCAGCTGCTAAAGAAGCTGAAGATGAAGTTGTCGGAGTTTCTAAACCAGGAAACAATGATGAGTATATAGAAATTTTAGAAGTACATGTTAATTTAGATTTACCTGGATACGAAGATCCAAATGGTATTAAGTTACCATATATAGTTCACATGACAGAAGATGGAACAGTTCTTTCTATTAGAAGAAACTATGATCCAGATGATGTTCTTCGTAAAAAGAAAATGTACTTTACACATTACAATATGATTCCAGGATTAGGATTTTATGGATATGGTTACATTCACTTAATAGGTGGTTTAACTAAAACAGCTACTTCCTCTATGCGTCAGTTAATTGATGCAGGAACCTTTGCGAACTTGCCAGGTGGTTTTAAGGCACACGGTTTACGTGTCCTTGCCCCTGACGAGCCTATTGCACCAGGTGAGTTTAGGGAAGTAAATGCACCTGCTGGTGACTTAGGAAAATCTTTACAGATACTTCCGTTCAAAGAACCTTCATCAACATTATTTAATTTAATGGATTATGCGTCTAAACTCGCAGCCCAATTCGCAGATTCTACTGATAACGTAGTAGATAATGCGACAAACTATGGGCCAGTCGGAACGACTATGGCTCTGCTTGAGCAGTCTTCAAAGCTGTTCAACGCTGTGCATAAACGTCTACATGCCGCACAAACCAAAGATCTGAGAATACTAACAAGGCTTGACTTTGAGTATCTCCCAGACTTGTATCCCTACGAAGTGGCGGGCGGAGCACAGCAAGTATTCAGGAAAGATTTCAACCTAAAAAGTATAGACGTCATTCCTGTATCCGATCCTAACATGCCAACAGAAGCACACAGGATTGCGAAAATAAATGCCATCATGTCTATCGCTCAACAGAACCCAGCTGCTTACAATATGGAAGCAATAGGTATGGAACTGTTTGCAGCGATGGGCGTGGAGGAACCACAAAGATATTTAAAACAATCACAACAACCATTCACTGCAGATCCTATATCTGAAAACATGGCGTCATTAAAGGGGGCACCTTTAAGACCTAGACCAGATCAAAACCATGATGCACATATTGTAACTCATGGTATGTTCTTACAGAATCCTGCGTATAAAACTAATCCGCAAGTACAACAATTATTAGCTTCACATATACAAGATCACTTAGCACTTAAGTATCAACAAGAAATGGCACAGATGATTCAAAATCCACAAGCACAACAAATGATTATGTCTGGACAGCAGATGCCACCAGAAATGGAAAATCAAATTGCATTGATGGCTGCACAAGCTGCTGATAAAGTAAATCAGTTTGATGAAGAAAAACAAAAAATTATGGCTGGTGAAAATAAATCTACTGCAGAAGAACAGCTAGAAATACAAAGAAAAGATTTAGCTTTACGTGCACAAAAATTAATGAACGATATGAAAGTACATGAAGATAAAATGGACTTAGAAGAAAGTAAGTTAATGATTGATGATGAAAACAAAGATCAAGATCGTAAGTTAAAAGAAGCTCAGATGGGTATGGATGCTGCAGCTGACATGACTTCTAATATTGAAGGTATAATCAATACAACTGTAAGGAGAGGATAATGAAAAAGAAACTTAAGAAAGTTATCAAAGGTTTAAAAAAAGCTTCAAAGACTCATGCGGGTCAAGCTAAAACTTTACAAGGAATGTTAAAAAATGGCAAAAACAAAAACAAAAAGTAAATCAAAAGTTAACCAAGCTGGTAATTATACTAAGCCTGGATTAAGGAAGCGAATCTTTAATCGTATTAAAGCACAAGCTTCACACGGAACGGGCGCGGGACAATGGAGTGCTAGGAAGGCGCAAGCATTGGCTAAGGCCTATAAAAAAGCTGGAGGAGGATACAAATAATGCCAGGATATGCAATGAAAATGTCTGCTAACAAAAAGAATAAGCCTAAAGCGGCTAAGAAACTTAAAGGTAAGCAGAGCAAAATAGACGCAAACAAAGATGGTAAAATCACTAAAAAAGATTTTATGATGCTTAAAAAGAAAAAGAAAAAATAGGAGTACTCATGGATAAGATAAAAAGTATTTGGAGTATGATTAAAGATAGTTCTAAGAAAGAAAAAATCTTAGGAGCAGCTGTAATTATACTTGCACTTATCATTATTTTTTAATGCATAAAGAAGAAATATTAGAGGCTCTTAGTAAAAAGTACGAGGCTCAAATAGCTGAAGCTAAGACTACGATAAATATTTATTTATCTAATCCTGTGGGTATTGGGGAACATCCCCAACACCTGGAGGAGATAGATAAACTTATGGCAAACGTAGCTGATGCTGAAGATAAGTTAGATGTTATTAGGAGACATTGGGATGGCTAAATTAGCTAAATCACAAAAGAGTTTAAAAGACTGGGGTAAACAAAAATGGCGAACGAAGTCTGGGAAGAAGTCAAGCGTTACTGGGGAAAGATATCTACCCGAGAAAGCGATCAAAGCTCTGTCATCTGCGGAGTATGCGGCAACGACAAGAGCAAAGCGAAAAGGAACAAAAAAGGGCAAACAGTTTGTGAAGCAACCGAAAGGGATTGCAAAGAAAGTAAGGAAGTATAGATAATGGCAAAAGATCCTAGACTAAAACGAGCAGGTGTTACAGGTTTTAACAAACCAAAGCGTACACCTAATCACCCTAAAAAATCACACATAGTAGTTGCTAAAGAAGGTAACAAAGTTAAAACAATTAGGTATGGTCAGCAAGGAGCAAAGACTGCTGGCAAACCAAAGGCAGGAGAGTCTGATAGAATGAAAAAGAAAAGAAAATCTTTTAAAGCAAGACATGCAAAAAATATTGCAAAAGGTAAAATGTCTGCAGCATATTGGGCTAATAGATCTAAGTGGTAAAGAAAAAAGATCCAGTCAAAGGCACTGGTAAAAAACCAAAAGGTTCAGGTCGTAGATTATATACTGATGAGAATCCAAAAGATACAGTCAGTATAAAGTATGCAACACCAGCGGACGCTAGAGCTACAGTTGCTAAAGTAAAAAGAATTAATAAACCATACGCACGTAAAATACAAATCTTAACAGTTGTAGAACAAAGGGCTAAAGTTGCTGGCAAAACACAGCAAGCAGCAATAGCTAAACGTGGTAAAGAAGCATTAAAGAAAGCTAGAGGTAAAAAGTAATGGCATATTTAAACCATAATCTGCCTCCCTTTAGTGCGTACATTAGAAATGAATATCTATATGATCATGAAAAAGGTCATGGTGATTTTACATTTGCAGATGTACATACAGTAAATAGTTTAGAGAGAAGAGCATTGTTATTTGAATGTTTGTTACCTAACGGTGTAAACTGGACCCGTAGACCTATACATGCATTTTGTTGGAAGAAAGATGCACCAAAGCATGATTTAAATATACATATGTATTGGGATTGTTTTTCTCCATATGTAGATGTGAACAGAAGAAATAGATTAGCAAATTGCAGAGCAGAGCTTGTAGATTACAAAGGTGTTAAAAGAAAAGGAACATACATGTTCACAATAGATTGGGCATGGGAAAACAAAGCAGGAGTATTAGATACAAACTTTAGTGAAGATCCAGAACATAAATGTGCACACATGTTTAGAATGGATGATGGTAACTTCTTTGCATATCCAAATAATAGAACTATATGGTATGATGATGCATTTATGGAAGAAAGACTAGACAAAAATCCAGGATATAAAATAGATCAAAATTTTTACACAGTAGAAAACACACGCGAGGACGATACTAAAACTGATGACTCTTACATGACTCAGTTTGAACGTTCTAAGTGAAACTACTATTTGATCACATAGCTGGCAAGCTAACTAATTACGATTTAATATATTCTCTTATATTAGCAGAGTTTGAACCTGATGAATATGATCAGGCTTTAAATACTGGTTGGATACCTTTGTCTTGGTATTATACAGATCTAAATAAATTAACATGGATAAATTCTAGAAGTTGTAGATTAGATTTAACTAAATTTACATTTAGCAAAAAACAAAAATATATACTAAATAAAAAAGATATAACTGTAGACGTAGCAGGTAATCCTGACAAAGATGTATTAGCAGATATTTATAGAAAGTATATTAGACATAAAAAATTTTATGAAAAGAATAATGAAAAAGAAAGCGAAGAGTTTATGCGTGATGATCCTTTAGATTGGAAATACTTTGTGTACTATCATAAAGGTAAGCCAGTAGCTTTTACAGAGTTAATGATATTAGGAAAGCATCTTATTACAGGACAATTTGCTTGGGACTATGAGGATGAAAAGCTAGGATTAGGAACATATGCTACATTGTATGAAATAAAATGGTGTTTAAATAACCAAATATACAAGTATTATTTATCATATGCGTATGAAAATGCTAGTTCTTATAAAGCAAAATACGATGGTTTTGAGTTTTGGACAGGTAGAAAATGGATGCAAGACAAAGATATATACAAGAAATTATGCGAAGAAGATAGTAAAATAAACAGTTTAGTAGACTTAAATGATTATCAAGAAAAGTATTTTAAAATACTTGAACAAAAATA